AGCGCACCATCAGGGAGGTCCGGCTGATCGAGTTCGGCCCGACCGCCTTCCCTGCCAACCCGGCTGCTGATGCCGGCCTGCGATCCGCCGCCGGCAGCCTCCGCTCCAGTACCGACGATTTCTACGAGCGACTCCGTCGCCGTGACCCGGTACTGTATGAGTCAGCACTTTCGCGCACCAAGGCGATTCGCACTCCAGCATCCGCTGAACCCGCGACGCCAGAGGCCAGCGAGACAAGAGAAATCCTGTCGATCCGCACTCCGGAACCCGGACCCGTGGACGATGGAGCACTACCCGACGACCCGCCGATCGACACGGAACTCCGAGACTCGCTCCCCACCGAGCACTCCGAGGAAGCACCGGCAGAACGGCACTCCGAGGCAATCAAGCGACCCGCTGCGCGTGCGCGGGTCGATTCGCCATCGCGCCCGGAAGGACCGATCCCCATGCCTGACAACCTCGAACCCATGACCTCGGAGGAGCGCGAACTCCGCCAGTCCGAGATCCGCATCCGCTTGCAGGAGATCGACACCGAGTTCAACGGTGCCGCCCTGCCGGGCGAAGTCCAGACCGAGTGGGACACGATCAACACCGAGTTTGACGCCAACGAGCGCGCCATCGCCGCCGACGTCAAGCGGAAGGCCCGCCTGGCTGACATGGACGCCCGGCAGAACGGCGAGACGGCTTCGCCGCAGGTGCCGCAGGTGTTGCGTCGTCCGGAGAACATCTTCGACCTGACCGCGATCCGCAACCGGGCGCGCAGCATGGACGAGGTGCCGACCCTGTATCGCGAAGCTGCCATGACGATCACCGAGCAGGCGCATTACCCCGTAGTGCGGGGCAAGAGCAGGGCTGAGGTGGTCGAGCATGTCCAGCACTTGCTGGAGTATGTCGACGATGATCTGGGCACGCTTGCCCGGCGTCTGATCGTCACTGGCTCGCCGACCTACCAGCGCGCGTTCGGCAAGGCATGCCTGGCGCTGTCCACCAATGGCCTGACCGCTGAGGAGTCGCGTGCTCGACCCCACGGTGATGCTGACCAGCACCGGCGTGGTCAACCCGATCCGCCAGCTCGCCCGGGTGGAGACGATCACCGGCCAGCAGTGGCAGGGCGTCACCTCAGCCGGCATCACGGTCAGCCGTGCGGCTGAAGCCGCGACCGTGGCCGATGGTGCGCCGACCCTGGCGCAGCCGACCGCCACGCCGACCCGCGTTCAGGGTTTCGTGCCGTTCAGCTACGAGGTCGACCAGGACTGGACCGGGCTTCAGTCGGAGATGTTCCGGCTGCTGGCTGACGCGAAAGACGTGGAAGAGGCCACCGCGTTCATTCAAGGTGTTGGCACCGGCGTGAACCCGAGCGGTCTGGTCAAGACGCTGAACACGTCGCAGAACCAGAACACGGTTGGCGCGTCGATCACCGCCGCGATGATCTACTCACTGGAGTCGGGTTTGAACCCGCGCTTCCGGCCGAACGCCACCTTCCTTGCCAGCAAGGGGATCTACAACCTGGTCCGAGGTCTCGACAGCGCCGGTGGCGCCGCATTGTGGCAGCGGATCGGATTCGGGCAGCCCCCGGAGCTGCTGGGCTACCCGGCCTACGAGGTGTCCACGATGAGTGGTCTGACGTCCGGTGGCACCGCAGTCAACGACCGGTGGATGCTGTTCGGGGACTGCAAGCAGTTCTTGATCGTGGACCGTCTGGGTATGAGCGTCGAGCTGATCCCGCAGTTGTTCAACCAGGCCACTGCTGGTGTCGGTGTTGGTCTGCCGACCGGGCAGCGCGGGTTGTTCGCGATCTGGAGGAACACCTCGAAGGTTCTCGTGGACGCTGCCTTCCAGGTCGCCTTCAGGGTCTCCTGATCCGATACCGCCTGGGGGATCGGGGCGGTCTGTTGCGGGCCGCCCCGATATCTCTCGACCACCAACCCAGTAAAGGAAAAGTGTCATGTCAGGTATCGGTCTCGGCGAGAGCTTCGACATCTCCGTTGGTTTCACCGCCGTGGATATGACCACGGCAGCCAACACCGGCAAGCGCGTCAACATGACGGGCGTGGAGAACTGCACCATCGTCCTCTGCAAGGGGGTCGGCACGGCGGCTCAGGATCCGGCGTTGACCGTCAGCCAGCACACGGCGGCCTCGGCCGGCACGACAACCGTGCTCGCTGCCAACCTCACCTACTACACCAAGACCGGAGCGCCGTTGCTGCTCGGCTCCGAGCTGTGGGTTGCCGGCAACATACCGGCCTCGGCGAACGGGCTTCTCACGCTGACCGGTAACGCGGTTAACGAGATGATCGTTGCGATCAACGTCCCGGGGGAAGCGCTGGCTGCCGGTAACGGCTGGATCAGTCTCAGCATCCCCGATGTGGGCGCCAACTCGCAGGTCGGGTGCCTGCTCTATCTGTTGCGCTCCGACGACCGGCGCGCGGCGCCGTCGATGCCCGCTCCGCTGAGGTAATCGGGTCATGGCCAGGGGTATCGGATCACCGGGCAGCTCGACGTTGCTTCAGGTCAGCGGCGCCGACCCGGCTGCGGGCGTAGAGGTTTCGCAGACGGTGCCTGCTGGCATGATCTGGGAGCTGATCAGCGTCTCGGTCGTGCTCGTGCAGGGCATCACCGATCAGCCGCAGCCGATGCTGACGATCGACGATGGTGGCACCAATGTCATCTTCGAGTCGTTCGGGTCGACGACCTTCCAGGCCGTTTCGACGACCTGTCGTTACACCTGGGCGGCCGATCTCGTCATGACCGGCCAGGTCGGGGCAACGACCAACGTCCATTCGATCGCGCCACTTCCCGAGGAGTTGTTGCTCAAGGGCGGCTACCGGATCCGGACCACCACGATCGGGCTCACCGCGACCGGGAACTATGGCGTGCCGTCGTTCTATGTCGTCCAATACAACGCCGGCTAGGAGAAACCAGCATGACCAGTTCAGATATCTATGTGTGCAAGGAAAGCGCGATGGTGCCGATCAACGGCGTGCCGACACTGCTTTCCAAGGGCGAGACCCGCGTCCGGGCCGGGCACGAGTTGCTCAAGCTGTATCCGCAATTGTTCGAGCTGATCAAGGTCCACTACGACGTCGTTGAGGACACGTCCACCCGGACGCGCGATACCGGCCGGACCGATGCGCGCAAGGCGGAGCCGGCGGCAGAGGCCAAGCCTGCTGCCAAGAAAGCGACCCCGGCCGCAGCCAAGAAGGCGGCTGCCGCGAAGGACAAGGACGAATGATTGCTATGAGCCCCGACCCGCACCCCAAGCCACCGCTGCCACCGACGCCACCGACGCCGCCCGCGCCGCCGCTGCCGCCCTCACCGGCACCTGTGTGAACGCGAGCTAGCGGCCATGACCGATCTCGTCACCCTCGACGACGTCAAGCAGCACCTGGACATCACCAGGAGCACAGCCGACGCCGAGCTGATGGACTACCTCGAAGCCGCCACCACGGTCGTCGAGCAGTACATCGGTCCCGTGCTCCCCAAGACGTACGTGGAGAAGCACGCGGCCGGGGACCGGATCGGCCTGTTCCACCCGCCGGTGCTCTCGCTGACCTCGGTCGATCCCTGGTTCACCACCGGGTACGGGACCAGCTATGACGTCTCGCTCCTGACGTTCGACGCACAGACCGGGATCGTCTATCGCAGCAACGGTTACCCGTTCTACTGGGGACCGTTCAAGGTGACTTATGTGGCCGGCTTGACGGTCGTGTCGCAGAACGTGCGCCTGGCCACGCTGATCATCATCGCCCACCTGTGGAAGACACAACGCCCGGCGCCGCCCAAACTCCCCGGCACTCACCTGCCCGAGGAGACCGAGGTGCCGGCCGGCATGTCGTTCGCCGTGCCGCGACGCGCGCTGGAACTGCTCGGCAAGCGGCGGGTGGTTGTCGCTTGAGCAAGATCCCGGCCGCGATTGACCGTCTGGTGCAGATGCTCACCGTCGGTCTGCCGGCCGTGCAAGTGATCGATGGACCGCCGATCGTCAACCTGGAAGAGACCGGCGTCTGTATCGGCTACGCCGGGAGCATCGACATGCTGTCGGTCGCATCGGTCTCCGATGGCGCTGGACTGATGGCCGAGGCTGAGACGTTCGACATCAATTGCCTGGCCTGGCAGCGATCCGGCGAGGACGACATCAAGCCGGTCCGCGACGGGGTGTTCGCCGTCATCGCGAGTATCAACGCTCTCCTGGCCAACGATCGGCGCCTTGGCGGGGCGGTCGTGAACGCGCATCTCCGGATCGTCGACCTGGATCAGACCCAGACGCCGGACGGGACCTGGGCGGTCATCGCCTTCACCGTTACCTGCAAGGCATTCACGTAAGAGGGAGAGAGAACCATGACGAACTGGGTAGCGGAGTTCCCCACCGAGCAGGGGATCATCCCGACGATGCGTACACCAACGGCCAGCGATACGGTGCCCGGCGGTGTCGTCCTCGACATCCGCAACGGCAGCGGCTCGACGCTTACGGTCACGATCGTGACGCCGCAGTTGATTCGCGGCGATCTGGCGGTGACTGACCGAGTGGTCTCGATCCTGACGACCGCCAACAAATACGTCTTCATCCCGAACAACGAGACGTACGTGGATCAGACGACCGGCTTGGTGACGGTCCAGTTCTCGGTGCAAGCCTCGGTCACGTACGCGGTTATGGGCAGATCATGAGCCTCGAACCGGATCCGGCCGAAGAGATCTACGCCTACCACGAG